CTGAATATTGGCAATACGCAACATCCTGGAAACTGAAATTGTTAACTGTACCAACCTGAGTAACGGTGTAGTTAACAGGGATCTCCATGAACTGCGTATCGATATCATCTTTGTAAAGCAAATAATAATGATATCCAGTTCCGGTATTAATTGCCGTCTTGTTGTACGCTGGAATACCGTAGGCCAGAGGAAGCATCTCTACTCCACCTGTCACTATCGCATCGAACATCTGTTTCAGGTAATTCAAGATCGATATGTTCGGATACGTAGAGCTCACCGGTACACCTAAACCTGCCCAGTCATCGGTAGGTATAACGAACTTGTTCGGGAATGCAGTGTAATTACAATTCACGAGAAAGTCGTTAACTATGCCACCAATGAACGTAGCAAAGGTCGAGGTCGAAAGGCTATTGATCAGCGCTGTGATCCTAGTGTTATTGGTGTTGACTGTGGACTGAGTCAAGAGGCCAGGGTAGTTAGTTGAATCGCCTGTGTCTCCTAAGAACGTTATTTCCTGAATACCTAAGTCGAAGTCCTTTTTCCTTGCCTTCTGCTTTGCTTCGATTGGATCCCAAGTTCCGGTGAACAAGGCCTGGTTAACGTCAAAGATGGTGTACTCAGTACCCATGCCCCAGTTCATGATCTTGGTATACGCCGGCACGACAGCTGCATCAGCGATCGGAACCTTGGAGTTCATATTGCCGGTCAATAACTTGCCTTGCTTAAAACTGCCAGCTGTCTTGATAGACAGGTTGGTTACTATCTGAGCCGAGAATGCTCCTTCACCGACCAACACGTTTAGGTAGTCCGCAGGTGCAATCTCATAGAAGGTCTGCTCTATGAATCGAGACCTGATATAGGTCAAGCGGTCCGTGGCGTACTGGTAAGCGAGAGTTGTTGAAGCGATATCTCCCGTTGCGTTCTCTCTCGTAGAGTTAAGAAGCTCGAGGCCTCTAAAGCTCTTGCGATTGTACTTCTCCTGCATTGCACCATCAAACTCTTCAGGAGTAAATACCCTTTTCTCCTTGTCATTGTAGAATCTCATCTCTTATTTCCTCCTTATAGGTTATACTCCTTACAGAGCTGCGTTATACGCCATACCTGATTTAATCAATACCCTTACGATGTCAGTGCTTGTTGCTGCTATGTCCAACGCTACACCAATGCCAACGCCTGAACCCATAGTTGAAACGCCTATTGCTGAGCCATCACTGAAGGTTGAGCCATATCCAACCACTGCGCCTCTGGCTATCGCTGCTGCCGCAGACATTGTTATGATTGAACCGTCCAATGCTATGCCGCAGACCATATTCTGAGCATACTGGTTAGTCCTCTCGTTGAACACGATGACTCCAATACCTTTACCTGCCGCTGCAGGTTTCACTGCCGGCATATCTCCCGCAGTAGTGTCGAAGGAGACCACCTGACCAGCCTGGACATAAGTACCTGCCGCAAGCGAAGTGGAGATCACTGCCTGAATTACGTTCGCTGCGGGATTCATGACCTCACCGATCTGATCCTTCATCTTGAATTGATTCATATTGTAATTATTTGCCATTGCTAATTCCTCCTTTTAACGTTAACCTATTTATTCTTTTTCTTTGATCCGAAGAATTTCTTTCCGTTTGCTGCCCTGTCTTCTCTGGTGCTTGTTCCTGATGGACCCTTACCTACTTCAGAATCTACTGCACTATTCTTGGCGTTCTCTAAATCCATGAAGAACTCTTTTCCATTATTCTTAGAGTTCTTGGCTACCGCCGTATCGCCTTCATCAGTCTGGGGATTAGGAAGGGATTTCTCATCGTTCTTCTCCTTTTTGTCGTCGTCTTTCTTTTCCTCTTCACCTTCGTTCTTCTTCAGAGAAGCACCACACGTCTTGCACTTCTTGTCGTCTTCCTTCTCTTCTTTCTCCTCAGAATTCTTTACTTCCTCTTCCTCTTTTGCGTCATCCTTCTTCTCTTCCTCTTCTTCTTTCTTGAATTCATTAGTCTTTTTGTACGCCTTAACCATATCGCTAACCTTTACATCCTTACCATTTATCTTCACGGTGTCACTCTCTGAAAGAACAATCATCTCTTCCTCTTTCATGGAGTTCGCCAGCGTAGACAAAGGCACCTTCTCCCCTTCAACGTCGACAAACACCTTGCTGGCGTCTATCTTATCGTTTTTAAGGGAGGCCTTATCCTCTTTCTTTGCGAATAACTTCCACATCTTTGAAGCCTCCTTTTTCTTTGCTGGTTTAGCACCAGTCGCTCCGGCTATCTCTTCAGCCTGTGCTTTCTTTGCCCTATCACCTATGTGCGCCTGTGCTAACTTCTTGATATCGCCTGGGTGATCCCCGTCAACTATCGTCTGCAACCCTACATCACTCAATGTCTCCATGTACTTATCTACCTGGATAGGAGACATCACACTGAAATCTGTGCTGTTCTTCAAGTCAACCTCCTGTTTTTCATTCGTTGGTATATATTCACCACTTGCCTTCCTCTTTTCTATTTCCTGGTGTAATAGCTTAGCTTCCTCTTCCATCTCTAGCTTTCTATCCGTGTTCGGCTCTATAGACATCTGGCTGGGTATCTGCCGAAGCTTTGCTTCCAACTCTACATTTGACATATCTTTGTATGGATTGACCAATTCCACTTCATCCATGTCCTGAGCTTCTCCATCAATGGATACGGTTACCTTGTACTTCTCGTTACTTAAATCTGGAATTGATTTATCTCTAGGTATTAAATCTTTTAGATAAAAAGTAAACAAACTTCCAGATGGAGTTCTTACTTTACAACTATCACCAGAAATTAACTCTATTTTCCCGGTACATCCGGCAGAATCTCCACGTCTAACTGTTATCTCATCACCTTCTTGCAAACTTCGATTTTCCACAGTAGCCTTCTTACTATTCACCATACCCTTAGCCAATTCTTCTAATTCTGTACGACTGATTATTTTTTTGTCGCTGGACCCCGACTTATATACCGCATATTCACCACTTCCTCGATAACTAACTACGTATCCTTTTTCTCTCATTGATTTAAAAGCCCAATCTTCTGGGTCAGCATTTTCTACGGTAGCCCTCTTTGAATTCACCACAATTCTGCAGTCTTCATATCTGGGTGATGTGACAAGTGCCAGATGTAGTCCTTCACCTTGTGTTATCTCCTCATCATATTTACTAGCATGCCATTCCCCACCTCCGATAGAATTCTTTACATCGAAGGAGCATGACACAGAATAGCCGTCCTTAATAGCTTCATGTCCTTCATCATCTGTGATTATAAACTCTGCATCATACCATCCAGTCTTAGCATTATAATAGACATCTGTGATATAACCTACTGCTGCCTCCTTAAAGTTCTCTGGAGATACATTCTGGTGGTCGATAATCACTGGCTTGCCCTTGAAAGAGTTAATCCAGTTGTCCATGGATTCTTTCTTCAGAAGGGCTATCCCCTGGCCAACGTCTTCATACGATACTATACCAGGCTCTAAGAAGTTACATTTATAAGAAGTAGGCCAGGTTTTCTCATTTCTCTTATTCCCTCGTGATTCAATTTCTTTAAGTGCATCCTTAGCTTCTTCTTCAGTTGCATAAATTTTATCAGCATAATCTTCTGGTAACGATCCAACTAGTTTAAATTTTCCAGTTGGCAACTTAAGCACAGACGGAACAAACTTATTCTGCTTCAAACTTACTTGTGGTACCTGCTTCGATCTTACTATAGTGACTTCCATTTAGTTTGCTCCTAACCTGATTACTGGTAGTGCCAAGCACCGACAGTTAAAGTCAGTGCCAGGATTCCCTCTTTTGCCCGTGCTCTGATCAACTATCGGTGGCTCATCCCAGCTGAATATCTTGTGATTCAAGTCAGCGTGGTCGTGCCTAACTCTCTGATCTTGGCTGGTGGACCAAATGTACTGCTTAACCCCAGCTCCTGTATATCTAAGCTCTCTATACTTTGATACAAAGAGAGAAGTCTCCTGCCGAGCGATGAATCTGGCTTTGCTCTTAGATATCCCAAACTCGGACTTGACTATGCTAGCCAATCTGTCGGCCCTATATCCTAGTGTAGCATTTTTCTGAGTCTTCTCTCTAAGCCTTTCTATAGCCTCAGCCTTCCAGTCGTTAGCATAAGTCTCTATGTCTTGCAAATACGTCTCAGTCATTTCTTTCTTTTGTTGATCAGTAAGGTCCATAGGTATCTGCAAATCGCTGGGTAAAACCTTCAACGTCGTTATGGCCTGGCTGTTCAAGTCATCGAAGAACGTTACCTTGCCAGAGCCTACCATCACTTTCATCTCAGCCGCACCATCCAATGCTCTAAGTATCCTCTCAGTCTTGTCTCTATTCATTCCCTTGCCTATAACTATGTCGGTGCGTAAGTCCATAGGGATGTCGTTGATATTCAACTTGTACGCTTTCTTAGTAGCGTTATAACTAGCACCAAGATTACGAAGAGCAAGACCCACTTTGGAATTAAAATTCCCATATACATACCCATCCTGCCAGAAGATGCGGCCTGAGCGAAATTCGTTCTTCAAGTCCTGTACGCTATTGACACGTGCTGGCGTCTTCAACCGAAGGATGTCAAACACTGGTTGAAAAATAGTATCCCACAAGGCTTGAAGCATATCGGCTT